TGGCAGCTGACACCACAGGAAACAACGCTGGATTTATTCCAACACCACAATCAACCGAAGTAATTAACGGAATCGCAAACGCTGACAGAGGATTTATTGACGCAATTTCACGCGCAACACTTCCAGCTTCAGGTATGTCTTTTGAGATTCCAAAAATTACAACAGCACCAACAGTTGCACAAGCAGACGAAGCAGCAGCCTTATCTGAAACAGATACAGCTTCATCTTTTGTTTCTGTGTCTGTGAAAAAATTTGGGGGACAGCAAACGCTAAGTGTAGAGCTTCTTGATAGGAGTTCTCCAGTATTCTTTGACGAATTAGTTCGTCAAATGGAATTTGCATACGCTAAAGCAACAGACTCATACGTAATGGGCGAAGTTGCAAACGCAGGTACCTTAAACGCAACAGCAACAACCGAAGACAAAACAGGTCTTCTTGAATACGTTGCCTCAGCAGCTGCAGCTGTTTATTCAGCTTCACTTGGCTTTGCTCGTAACGTTGTAGTTAGCCCACAACAATGGGGTAAAATTATGGGTTACAACGAAGCAGGTCGTCCAATTTACACAGCTTCACAACCAAGCAACGCTGGTGGCGCAGTAAGCCCACAATCTTTGCGTGGTCAAATTGCAGGACTTGATATGTATGTATCACGTTCAGTAACTGGAACTGGTGGAACTGGTTTAGGCGATTACTCAATGGTTGTCTTAAACCCAGATTCATACACTTGGTACGAATCACCAAGATTGTCACTACGCACCAACGTAATTAACACAGGTCAAATTGACGTTAATTACTACGGATACGGCGCACTAGCTACAAAAATTGCAGCTGGCGCAAACTGGTTTAACTTAACCTGATAAACCACTAAGACGTGAGGCTAGTCTCGCCCCTGTGGCTAGCCTCACCCTAAACGAGAGGAAATAAAATGCCAGTATTAGTAACAGCAGCACAACTAAGAGCTGTCCTTGGCGTTCCAAATACTCTCTACGACGACACAGCATTAAACGCAATTATAGATACTTCAGAAGACGCAATAGGTGACTTTCTTATACAATGGAAAGTTGGAATAGATAAACACTATTCAGAAACAGCAACAGAAACAACAATTCACACAACACGACCACACCAATTTTATGACGGCGCAACTGTAGCCATATCTGGCGTTGAAGCACACGTAAACGGAAACAAAACAATATCTGCAATAGTAGATGAATATACTTTTAGAATCACAACAACAAGCGCACCAATACACACCGACTATAGAGCCGTAATTCCTAATGGTATTGCAGCTGAAAACGATTTATCACAATACAACGGCGTAGCAGCTGTAGAAGAAGCTGTGCTACAAATCGCTATAGACGTATTCCAATCCAGACTAGCTGCAGGTGGCACACAACAAGCCCTAGATTTTACCCCAGCCCCATACAGAATGGGTAGAACCCTTTTGTACAAAGTTACAGGTTTAATAAGTAAATATATTGACTCTAATAGTCAAGTAGGTTAACTATGCCTTTAAGTACGCTACGTTCAGACCTTAAAACAGCAATAACCTCAAACACAAACTATTCTGCATACGATCACGTACCAGACATTGTTATTCCACCAGCAGCCCTAATTTTAGCTAGTGACCCATACCTAGAACCAATAGTTATAGGCAATAGCAAAAACTATTACGTCAGACTAACATTAGAAGTAGTTAGTACAACGTATTCTAACCCAAGCGCGCTAAAAAACTTGGAAGACGATATAGAAACAATTCTAGGACTTATTCCGTTAAACTTTATAGTATTATCGGTAAGCAGCCCAAGAATTAGAAGCACTAATAGTACGGATCTATTAAGTGCTGAAATACAACTACAAACAGCCTACACAGGCTAGGAAAGGTACGAAATGGCAACAACTATTTTAAGTGGTCGTAGTTTAACATTAACTATTGCTACCAAAGATTATAGTGAACAAATTTTAGATTCTGCTATCAACTTTGATACCGAACGTTTAACTTTTGACACTCTTGCAGGAAAAGCATACAAATACATTGACTCTAACGTTACTCTTGATATTAACTTCTTGAATGACGCAGGTAAAAGCCCAGACAGCTTGTACAAAGCATTATGGGACGCAACCGAGTCAGCACCAGATACAACTCTGGCTTTTGTTTTGACATTGACAACAGGCATAACTTTAACTGGTACAGTATTACCACAATACCCACCAATTACTGCTACAGGTGCAGACGCACAAACTTGTTCAGTATCACTACAAGTAGTCGGTATCCCAACCGAAGACTTAACTGCATAACAACAACGAACAGAACAGGGGCACACAATGCTTAAACTTAAATTAACGTGGGAACTAGAAACAGGTGAAAAATTTGATGAATGGACAAGACCAATTGAACTTTCACTTGCAGAAAAAGAACTTTATAACAGTAAGTCAATTGTTAAAATACTTATTGACGAAAGCACACCAAGTAACACACTTCTTTTATTCTTGGCTCACAAAATTCAACAACGCGTCACCAAAAAAGTTGAAAACTTTGACACTTGGAAATCAAAAGTCACCGATATTGCAGCTTCTGATTTTGAGACAGCAAATTTTACCAAGCCCGAAGTATTGGGCGAACAGCAGTAGAACTAGCAATAGCAACTGGGATAACACCCGACTATTGGCTCAATGCAGAACCCGATATATGGGCTACAGCGATAGACATATTAAACGAGCAAGCTAATGGCTAAAACAGTACAACTTGTTAAAGTCGATAAAGATTATCGTGGACTTCTTCGTGCTTTTAGTAAAATGGACGATATTGCTAAAAACGATATGAAACAAATCGCTAGTGCTTTAGCAGAACGTGGCGCTAATTATGCTAAAGGTGCAGCTAGTAACGCACCATACAATGTTAGACAAGCCCAAGCCGTAGCAGATTCAATTAAAATATCTAAATCTGACAAAGCACCAAGTTTTAGTATTGGTGGTAATCGTAAAGTTGGCTCTAGTGCTTTTAGTGCTGGATATGTGATAATGGGTAATGAATTTGGATCAAAGCAATACAAACAGTTCCCTAGACGCTCTGGTAAGGGTGGTAAAGAGGGTTGGTGGTTGTATCGTGCTATGTCAAGATTTCAACCAACGATTGCTCAGGAATGGCTTAAAGGTTATGAAAGAATTAGAGACGCTTGGGTGGCAGGTTTATAATGGCTGACATTAGGACACTTAAACTTGCGCTTCTTGCCGACACTAAAAACTTTATTGACGGACTTGATAAAGCCGATAGAGAAACCAAAACTTTTAGTAACAAATTAGATGACGCTTTACAAAAAGGCGCAGCTGCATTTTTGGCAGTTGGCGCAGCTGCTGGCGCTATGGCTATTAAGATTGGTATTGACGCTGTTAAAGCAGCTGTTGAAGATGAGAAAGCCCAAAAGTCTTTAGCAATAACCCTTAAAAACACAACTAAAGCCACAGACGCTCAAGTTAAAGCCGTTGAAGATTTTATTGACAAAACAGCACGCGCTACAGGTGTAGCAGACGACCAACTACGTCCAAGCCTTGACAGACTTCTTAGATCAACACAAGACATAACTAAAGCACAAAAACTACAAACACTAGCTCTTGATATATCAGCAGGCACAGGCAAAGACCTCGCCACAGTTACAGAAGCATTAGGTAAAGCCTATGACGGCAACCTAGGCGCGTTAAAACGTATTGGTGTACCACTAGACGAAAACATTATTAAAACTAAAGACTTTGACGCAGCTACAAAAGCATTAAGTGAAACATTTGCTGGACAAGCTGACGCAGCTGCTGAAACTTTTGCTGGTCGTATGGCACGTATTAAAATTGCTATAGATGAAGCCAAAGAACAACTAGGTCAAGCCCTATTACCTTTACTTGAACGTTTTGCCAAATTTGCTACAGAACAACTTGCACCAGCTTTGCAAGGACTTGTAGACGGATTAACTAGAAAAGGCAAACAATCCTTAACACGTGCTTTTTATGACGCTGGAACAGGTGCAGTAACTTTTGGTTACGATATGGACAATGTACAAGGTCAAGCATATTTACTTGGCGAACAATTAAGAAAAACAACTGAAATACTTGGCGATATGCTAGACAAAGTTACTGGCGCAGCTGAGGGCGAGGGCTTTAAGAAATTATTAACAGTTATAACAAGTGTTATTGCTGGTTTAGAAAAAGCCATAGAACTTTATAACAGTTTGCCTGATTTTGGTAAATTACTGATTAACCCAGTTGGACAATTAGCCCCATTAGCTGGTGCAGCTGGTCAAATACCAAGCACAGTACGAGGTGGTGGCACAACAGTAAACAATTACAATATTAAAGGTGCTATTGATCCACAAGCCACAGCTAGAACAATTACCAAAGTACAAAACACAGCAAACAAAACAACAGGTATAAAACCTTTCAACTTCGGCTTCAGATAAACCTATGACAGTATATACACCAACATATAGGGTAACAATTGCTGGAGTTGTACAAACGTCAACAACTTTACAAGACGGCACAATAACTTATGGTCGTAATGATTTCTTTGAGGCAACACAGCCAAGTTATTGCAACATAGAACTATTAAACCTTGACGGCACAAGCCCCGTAGTTGAACTACTTGACACCGTACTTATAGAAGTTACTGACTCAACGGGTGCATACATAAAATTATTTACAGGTGAAGTGTCAGGTGTTTACAACAGATTTGAGGGCGCTGGTTTAGGTGGTAAACCTAACACTTTACAGATTCAAGCAATTGGTGCTCTTGGTTTACTTGTTAAACGTTACGCTGGTGCTGTTGCTTACCCTGAGGAACTTGACGGGGCACGTATTCAACGTATTTTAGAAGAAACATTATTTGTTGCTTGGGAAGATTTAAGTAATACACAAACTTGGAACGATTTCACAACCGAAACTTGGGCTAACTATGGTGTACAAGGCATTGACACAATTGACGCAGGACGTTACGAAATGCTTGCCAGAAGCGCACAAATACAACAAGCCTACGAACTAACAGACATAACCCAACAATCAGGTTTAGGGTATTTGTATGACACAGCAGATTTTGAGATTGGTTACGCTGACGCAGAACGCAGAACAGATAACTATGCAACTAACTTAATAGAACTTGACGCCAACCTAGTAAACGCTGACATACAAACAAGATTACAAACAGCAGATATTGTTAACAGCGTAGTAATACAATATGACGACCCAGTACTTGAAGTTGTAGCACAAAATGATACGTCAATAAATAACTATGGCTTGCTTGAGGAAATTAGATCAACAATACTTGCCCAAACAGTTGACGCTACAGAACAAGCCACAAACTTTGTTAATTACAGAGGAACACCTAAAACTTCACTTGAAGCCGTATCGGTTAACTTGGCTCATTCAGATATGACTAATACAGTTAGAGACGATTTACTAGCTGTGACTATGGACAGTTTGCTTTACCTTGACAATATCCCAGTAGGACTTATACCTGAGGGCTATTTTGAGGGTTTTGTTGAGGGTTGGACTTGGACACTTGGACGTAAAAACCTTGAACTTACTATGTCTGTCTCTAATTCAATCTATTCAACACTTGACGTACAATGGGAAGATTACAACGCTTTGATCCAATGGCAAAACCTAGATAATACTACTCGTTGGCTTGACGTTATTTAAGAAAAGGATAAACTAGAACAATGGCAACTACCACAACTAATTATGGCTTTGATATTCCTCAAAGCACAGACCTTGTTAAAGACGGCGCTACGGCTATTGCCACGCTTGGTCAAGACATAGATACAGCTATGAACACAGCCCTTGGTACTAAAAAGGCTGGAATGGTATTACTGAATACAACTAGTTTTAGTGCAGTAGCCAGTCAATCTATAAATGATGTCTTTAGTGCAACTTATGATAATTATTTAATTCTTATAGATGATGTCATCAAAAATACAAGTGCAGGTG